CTTACAACTTACAAGACATGCCGGGTATTCGTTACCCATTAGATATGAATTACGGAGCCAATGAAGAAGATCCTTTCTTTGGTGGAAGAAGTAGAGACCCTAACTATAGACAAGATTTTTTCTCCGCTCCCTTAGAAGAAGTAACTATATCCGATTTAGTTGATGATAAAAGTCAACCTTTTACTAATGATGTAGTACCCTACATACACCCTGCGATAGATATAAATACTAGAAATGAAGTATTTGCTCCAGAGGTAGACAACCTTCCAGCTAATAACTTTAATGAATTAGATGCACAGTTTCAGGAAGAAAGTAATAATTTAAATGCTATAAATAATGGTGTAGATGCAAATGGAAATCCTATTGATCCAACAGAGCTTATGAAGTTAATTGCTGCAGAAGATGCAAAGAAAGAAGCATTTGCAAATGAAAGACAAAATAAATTTTATAATAAAGATGGTATAACTGTAGGCGGTGAAGGTAATCTTTTAAATGTAGGGAAAGAACTATACAATTTAGGAGGGTATCTTTCAGGAGGACAACTTCTTAATAAGTATGCACTAGAACCTGCGGCAGATGCTATATTTGGGGAAAATCAAATGGTTCCTATTGACCAAAGTGAATTTAATCCTGAAAATATTGACTACTCACAAATAACAGAAACACTTAAAGGACCCGGATATAATTTAAAAGACGATCAAATTGAAGAATTACTTAATTATAATCCTAGTCTTTTAGATGGCTCTAATATTAATTCTACTTTAACAGATTTTTATTCTCAGTAATGCTAAGCACTCGTGATTGGATATGGGCAGCTTGTATAATAGCGGGTATTGCTTTTACAAACGGGATGCTTTCATCACGAGTCTCGGCCCTTGAATCAAATATAAAAGACTTTGATATGCTGCGTATTGATGCACGACTAGCAGTGATAGAAGAACAGCTTAAACAAATAAATAAAAAACTAGATTAAAACCGTTATATTTGCTATAACAGTTATTCGTTTTAGGATGAACTTCAAATGCTCTCATCTTAAACTTCTGTACTTTTCTGGTTACAGATTTAGTGAAGCCGTTTTATAAGAACGGCATTCGCCTATTTTAGATACTAATTTAAGAAGGTGTTTTTTCAGATGGAAACATATCCATCTCGATACATTCTGTTTTAATCCATATAGGATTAACACTTTTTTGCCTTGCAACTTCATGTGTCATATTTTCTCTTACAATTCTTTCTTGTTCACATGCCTCTAGACTTGGTAAAATAAAAGCTTGGTATTTAATACTAGGCATACCAGGAGAATGCATCATCAACAATAATATAAAAACTTTAATCATGACTTATTAAAGTAGCACTTTCCTTCTTTAGTTACCATGAGTAATTTTATTCCCATTAATTTCTGTTGTTTATTAACCATTCTATAAATGACAGAACCATTCTTTCTGTAAGAGACACTCTTTACATCAATAAGAATTGTATTTCCTTTAGTATCTAAAGCAATAACATCGCATGGTCCAAGCCCACTTACATTATCAAAAACAAAATACTCTTTATCTGTGAGCCATTGTAAAGCTCGGAGATGATTTAAAAAACCTTTTTGATGTTTTCTATTCAGCCTCGCCCCACGACGGACCAATCTCGGCGTCAACCTTTGATGGAACTCGTAAGTCTAATGCATGTTCCATTACCTCAATGATCTTTTTCTTTTCTTCCTCAGAAGAAAACGACATGTCTAACTCATCATGCACTTGGATCATAGGAAGGAACCCTTCTCTATATAATTTGACCATAGCCATTTTTGTTTGATCGGCTGCTGATCCTTGTATTAATCTATTCAAGGCTTTATATGTCCAAGCACGTTTGATTTTATTCATGCCCCCATATTCTACCTCTGCTTGCTCTCTAGGTAAAGCTTTATGAAGACCAAAGTAATTGGGTTCCCATAAAGGAAAACGGCATTTACGACCCATAATAGTCCTAATACACCCCTTCTCAGATGCTCTACGCATAGTTAAATCGGTTAATTCTTTAACAAAAGGCACTGTAGAGTGGTACTGTTTGAACACTTTATCAATATCCTCTTTATCTAGCCCTAATTCGCTCATGAGTTTGCCTTTACCCATTCCGTACATCATCCCTAAGTTAATTGTTTTAGCTTGCTTACGGTCTATGTTTGCCATGTTTGCAACAGCTTGGTGGAAGTCAATATCCTCCTCTGTGTAGCCCTTTACTAGGGTAGATACCCCTTCTAATTCTATTCTATCGCTTATTACAGCCCCATAATGGACTAATAATCGTGGTTCTTGCTGTGAATAATCAAAGATCCCCCACTTCTGACCCTCTTCAGGGATAAATAATTGTCTTATTTTAGGACTAACTTTAGGATTTCTTGCAGGAACTTGCTGCAAGTTGGGATTTTGCATGCTTAATCTACCAGAAATAGTCCCACCTGTGTCCGATCTTAATTGGTTTACATCCGCATGGATGCGTCCTTTATGTGCATGTTTCAAAATAGAATCAATAAAAGTTGTATGAGCTTTGTTCATCTCTCTTGCATGTACTATTCGTTGTGCAAAGGGACTAGAATGTGTTGACAAAAAGTTCTTATCAAAGCTAGGTAGTCCTGTTTCTGTTCTGTTGTAACTTATTTTAAGCTTGTCAAAAGCTTTCTGAATTGACAACGGAGAGAGAATCTCCATCTCAAAACCGCACTCTTTATGTAAGCTATGTAATATCTTCTTCTCTGAATTCTTAAAATCTTCTTTAACACGTTCTGCTTTCTCAATATCAACTCGAACTCCTCTCTTTTTCATTTGAAATAAAACGGGTAATAACTCTGACTCTAAATTAAATACCGATGTTAATTCTTGTTTAATAATTTCTACCTTTAAAGCTTGCCACAGTTTTAAAGTCACTGCTGCATCTTGCTCGGCATAAGGACCAACATACATAGCAGGTAACAAATGCATTTCTGCCTTTGCATCGACACCAAAATCTTTTGCAGCTTCATACAAGCCAGCTTCTGATTTAGTTTCTCCTATGTATTCCTGGGCTACTTCTTTTAAAGAATAGCTTCTTCTATTCTCATCAATCAAAGGTGCAGCAATCATTGTATCTATAATCCTGCCTTTTACTTCAAGACCCATGGCACTTAACCAACCAATATCGTAGATCGCATTGTGAAATATTTTATCACATGGCAAATCCAATATCTTTTTTAATTGTCTTGTAAAAACTTTTACATCAAAGTTACCACCGCCAGGATGAGCAAGAGGAAAGTATCCTTTCCAACCCTCCACGGCCAACGCTACACCAATAACTATTCCTTTTTTGGTAGCCCAACCGGGTCCTGTAGTTTTTAATCCTGGATCGTGAGTTTCTAAATCAATAGCAATTTCTTTTGCGTCTTCTAAGTTAGGTATATTTTCTGGTGGTATCCACTCACTAGGTGCTTGGAATAAAGATGGTTGCCTCATGATTTTCCTTTTATATATTCTTGTGTTTCTCTTCCTCGCTTTTCTCCTTCAGATTCAAATGATCTATTTTTTTTATTTGTTCTTGCTTCTATCTCGCCTGCGATAGCAGCATAAGCAGCCATATCTAAATAGCTATCTTTTTTATGTGCATGCATTAGCCTCGCCACTTTAACTAAAGCCATACACATTGCTACATCATGGGGAGTGATATTCTTGCGGAGGAAAACAGACCACAACGCAGCAATGTTCTGATGATTAGTAAGCTTATCGCCATAGTCGTCATTGCGATCGCCACCTATTAATGTACTTGCTTCTTCTAAAATTTCTTTGGATATCATTTAAAAAATCTCTCTAAACTCTCGAGTAGATTCTGATTCAATAATGTGTAATGATTTCTTTGCTCTAGTAACCCCCACATAAAACACTCGCCTCTCGTCATCTTGTTGCAAAAAATAGTTGTCATCAACTTTTTTTGGTAGATCTGTTAGTATCATAACATTGTCAGCTTCACCACCCTTAGCTGCATGAATCGTAGATAATTTTATATTTTTTGATACATTAAAACTTTTCTGTCTGCGTAAAGCTGCATTAATATATATCTGTTGTGCTTCCGGGATAGTATCTAATGCTACATACCAGGGTCTTTCCTTATGAACATTGAGCCCGTGATCTAATACTAATGTATCATGATCATAATCTTTTTCTTCGTTAGCCCCTCGCAGCTCTTTATGTCCATGAGCGATATGATTATTACCTGACATATAATAGTAGACATCTTTTAATACTTTAAAAGGAATACAACCTCCTTCTTGTATTTGTTTCCAACCAATGATAGCATTTAACATTTTTTCTGACACACTGGAGCGATTATATCTTTCAAAAAACAATCCTCTTGTTTTAAGATCCTCGGCCAACTGATCTAATAAATAATTTGTTCGTGCTAAGATTAACCAAGTACCATCGGTTAAATCCATATGATTGTTTAATCGTGTTCGGTGGTATAGAACACTGCCTTCTTCTTCCCTTGGCTGCCATTCTTTCTCCACCCTATTAACTATAGGAGTAATAATCTTTTGTGCAATGGTATGAACCTTACCTGGAATACGATAAGACTTATTTAATATTTCTCTTTTACATTTTAACTTACCTAACCTGCCCATGTCAGCACCTGCCCAATTAAAAATAGCTTGGTCATCATCGCCTGCAATATAAGCACGTTTAGCTTGACGAATAATTTGTTCAACCATTATCCATTGTATCAAACTTAAATCTTGGGCTTCATCAATGATCACTACATCTAAACGAGGAGCACTATTCATTTCAATAAATTCTAAAATCATATCGGTATAATCAAAGAGCTTATGTTTCTTTTTGTATTGTTTAATTCCTTTATCAATATAATTTAAACGATCAAACCCTCCGTCAATGTGCATACCACTTCTTGAAAATTGATTTTCTAATGACACTCCTTGAATCTTTGATTGGTCTATCAAAGTAAGATAAACATCTTTTGGTGTAGAGATACCAAGATCATTAATAGATTTGTTTGGATTATTAATTTTAATTTGTAACCAATCAGATACTTCACGGTAATTTAAATCACTCATAACATCGGCTGGTTTTAAATTAAGATGATGATAAGCTAAACTATGTAGAGTTCTAAAGTATGTAAAATCTTTTTTATCTAATCTAAATTTAAGGACGGCTCTTGTAATAGCTTCTAATGCAGCTTTCTTTGTAAAAGAAAAATAACCAATCTTATCAACGGCTGTGCCATTATTAATTTCTTCTTCTACTATATTTAATAATCGTGTTGTTTTACCTGTACCAGGTGGACCAAAGATAGTCACAACTTTCTCTGCATGTCTATCGTTTAGAATCATTTTCATCCTGCATTAACATTAAATTTAACTTGATCATCTTTAAATCATTAAGTAACATTCGCCTCGTTAATTTTGTTTTCTTATTCTCTGCCTTAGCTACAACTTGTGCAGCTATAGTTAAAGTTTCTTTAATCAGTTTTTCCATTCAATTGTCTCCGTTGTTGTTATCTCTTTATCAAATTTTATTTCTTGTAAAAATTGTTTAATATGATTCCAATCCTTTATAGATGGATGAGAAAAATAATTGCCTCTTCTAAACCAATGTTCAACTGTTGTATAATCTATACCACTTTGATTAGATAATTTTCTTGGTGTTGTTTGTGAATGCATATACTCAACAAACTCTTTTTGTTCTGGAAGTTGTGGCCGTGTTACCATCTCCTCTTTCATTAATTCTTCTACTCTTTGAGGATCATCTTTTAATTCTTCCATTGCCACTTGCATTGATAAAGTTTCTTGGACTTTATGTTTAGAAGATCGTTTATTTTTTCCAAGTAAAATTCTAGCTGCATATTTTTCTGCCTTATCTCCTCCATCAATTGCTGTCGGTGTTCTCCATCGTTTTGAGGATGACGGATCCGATGTAGTAGGGGATTTGAGGGACGAGACTGTTTCCGAGTGATTTAAGTCGGTCCACCCTTTTGGGTATCCCATGAGCCACTCGACCCATGTTGGGTTCAGACTCCCACCACCCTTGACCCACTGTTCTTTGTCCTTCGTCGCTACTCTTATAGGAAGACTTGAACGATCCGAATTTGTTACGGCTTTCCCACTGTCTTTGTAATCCCTCGCTGTCGGAGTTGGCCACATCAGATGAGGATGGGCTACTTGATCGT